ACAAACAATCCATTCCATTGAGTAACCATTTCATTCCATGGAAATGCTTGGCCACTAATGTCAGATATTGCTAATGCGAATTTTCCTTTTGCAAATCTTGCCATAATTAAACACTTGGATAGTACGTCTTAGGAGTAATATAAGTACTATTACTTGAACCATCCGCTGCCTCCGCTCTTAATAATTCATCTTCGTATAACATTTTTAAATTTTGTGTTCTCTCTGGAGCATACTTTAAACTTAAATAATAAGCTAATCCTGCACACATACATGGGATGTAGTAGTATGGAACGTCCGCTGCATTTGTATATGCGCCAACGTCATCAATTCTTTTCATGTAATAAAATTGAACTCTGTCTCCAGCTTGGCTCGATCCTGGAGTTGTGTATAAAGTAATTGTAACTTTATCTATAAATCTTTGAACCCAATATTGAGAAGGTTGTCCTTGAGCTAATTTATTTGATAAAGCTGAATAAGTTGATCTTGAAATTTTTGTTAAAGGACTATCTGATTGACTTGTTGTACCTGCATTACTTCTGTAAGAAGCTTCAAAAACATCATCCACTCCATATAAAGCAGATCCTCCACTATCTAATAAAGTAGAAGTTCCATCTCCAGAAGATCTATAACCAATATATTCTTTTGTACCAGCTACTAAAGTTAAATAACCATCACCTATTTCCCATAGGTGCACACCTCTATTAGCCCATTCTTGAAAAAGAATATTTAAAGACCTTCGTGCAGTTTTAAGCTGGTAACCAGCTACTCCACGAATTCCAATTCTTTCAAAAGCTTCTTCTACAATATCATCAATTGCAAAAGTTTTTCCGAAAGTAAATGTTCCGGATGTAGTGTTAGCCATTTAGCCTCCTACGCTCCAGTGATTGTCATAGTAACACTTCCGTCAGTTCCTGTCGTTTGTGTTAACGTTGCGCAAACCCCATCTTTAAACAAAATTCCAGAACCAGGAATGTATACTTCTAATCCTTCAGTTTCGTATTTGTATGTAGCTTTTAAATTACCTGCACCTGCATCAGCAGTTGCCGCTGCATCATGCAAAGTTAAAACAGAACCTGCTTCACCTCTACCTTGAAGAGAAGTAACTCTTGTTCTACCTACTCTCAATACTGAAATCGCACCAGTATCTTTTTGTAAGGTTGTTTGGTCACTTGTAAAAGTTGTTGACATAATTTTTCTCCTTAATTGTGAGCTCCCGAAGGAGCTCACGTTAATTAACTATTAAGACTCTTTAGCCCAAACACCTTGACATGCCACTACTTGCCATGCCACTGTTCCGTCCAAAGATGCTAATGTAACAAAGTCCCCAACTTTAGATGTAGCTTTAGTATTAATTAAATCTTTATCATCTGTAGATGATCCAGCATAAGTAATACCATCACTAGCATTAGGGCTTATTGTTAATGTGTTAGATCCGTCTTCAGCAGTATTTACAAATGTATATGTATTTCCTATCGCAATAGCGGGTAGGGTGAAAACAGTTCCGTCAGTTTTAGATGTAAAAGTTTTTCCTGAGTCAGTAGTCGCGACTACAGTGTAATTAGATTCTTTTGCTTCGATATTGTATCCAGTTACACCAGCTTCGTTTTTCTTACCAACTAAAACAGGTCCTCTAAACAATGTTGTTGCCATGATTATAATCCTCCTAGTTTTCCGAATACTGTCTCTAGGCCGTCGACTATACGCGTCAGTATTCTATTTAATAATTGTATAGTGATTAATTTATATATTAGATTTTAGTAGAGTGCAAGAGATCCTACAGGAAATGTACGATTTCAGCGATTTGGCTTTTATTTAAGTAGCCAAAGAAACTTGTGGAGCGGCATTTCTGATTGCATTCTCTCGATCAGCAATCTTATTTTCTTCGAGTTTGATCTCAGTGATGACTTCTTTAATTTTGTCATCAATTCTGACCATATCCAGAGTATATTTACCAAATTGCTCATACTCCAGTTGCCACCTCAACTCCAAGGACCTCTTTTGTTTGTAAAGGTCTTGTATCATTTATAACCTCCTCATAGGTTATTCTTCTAGTTCTTGGATCCATCATTTCTCCAAGATATTCCCATTTTATACTCTTTTCTCCCAATTTGTCAACTATTGCATTTTCAATAGATTCAACGCTATCTTCCGCTAAAACTTCAAATTTAGCGTGATATCCGTAAGCAGAAATTTGTACTAGGAATTTTTTCATATATTCACCCTTATAAATAAAAAAGGGGCCGTTTTGAGGCGGCCCCTTAATTTGGTTAACTATTAAGCACCCTCGCAACCAAAGATACCTCTAGGGTCTGATACTCCAAATGAGTATCTTTCTCTAGCTTTGTATCTAACGTTACCAGTATTGAAATCACCTTCCATTTTAGTTTGGATAGGTAGTCTTTCAAAGTACTTCATACCATTAGGCACGTCAGTGATAATGTACCAAGAATCAGTATCTGTTAGATAGTGATTTACTCTGTAACCTTCAGGAACCATTCCCATAGATTTCATAGCATTGATATCGTTATCAGCTGTACCAACTCTACCTTGAGATTTTAATAATCTCTCAGCGTTGAATTGGTTCTCAGAAGGAACAATCATTTTCATTCCTCTAGCTGCGATTTTAAGACCTCTCTCATCTGTCATACCAGCAATGTCAATCATTGCTTGTTCTAACGATGTTTCGTTAAGGTCTGCCTGTGTTGTTAATGTGTTTTTGAAAGAACCAGCGATCGTTGGGTGTGCTGTGTTGAACAAAGAAACACCATCACCAGAATCATAGTTGTCTGTAGTAGGCAACCCTTGATTTAGTGGGTTAGCTGCTTTGATCTGTTTAGCATTTGCCATAGATCTCGCTAGTGCTTTTGTATATCTAGACGAAAGTCTATCATACAAGTTATCTTCCATTGCTTCTTCAGTTAAAGCAAATGCAAGAGCCACAGTTTCGTTAGTGTATCTTGCAGTAAATGTTTCTTGTGCATTGTCGTATGCAACTGCTGAACCCTCAGGTTTAACATATGCATTAGCAAAGCCAGATAACATTACTTCTTCTTCAAAAGCTCTGTCAGAAGACTCAGTAGTATAAATTTCTTTATGCTCCTGGTCGTATCTTTTATACTCAAGGCCGAACAAGGCGTTTAAACCTGGCTCAAGCTCTTTTACGAGTTGTTGTCGTGATATCGCCATAATTTATCTCCTTATTACGCTGCCCCGGCGCTTCCAGATCCTAATAAATGCTCATTCACCATTACACGCCAGTTGACGTTTGCTGATGTTAGATCATTGTTTTCAGGGTCTCTTGAAACTCCGATTATTTTAAATTGCCCAGTAGTTCCTAACGTACCATCGTCAAGTTCCATTGAGCTTACTCCGTTCAAAGTTGAACCACTTGTACCTACTAAATCAGCACATTTGAATACGTCTGCTTGCGCTGAAGCAGCTGCATTGTCTGATTGGATTTCGTACATTTGTGATGGACTGTCATACACAAATGCTTCAACCGTTCCACTGTTAGGTGGAGTGATTGATCCAGGGTAGTAGTTTTTGAACGTAGGTTTTAATGTAGTTGGATCATTGTAGAAACATCCCCAGAATGCTCCTAAGTTTAATAGTAATCCAGCTGTTTGTAAGTCTACATATCCAGTACCTGTAGCAGGCGAACCTACTAAAGAACCTTGGTATATAACACTCGCATCACCAGCTGCTATCTCATAAGAACTCATTCCAGTGGAATCATCTTGCTGACCAACTGTCTTTAACGGTCTAAGACCGAAAGCGGCATCTTGATTAGCCATATTATTTTCCTCCGTATGTGACCTGTCCTTGCGGACCTCCAGTCACGGTTAATTTAATTCTCGTTGATAGTAATTGTTAAAAAACTTTTACTTACCACCGAAAGATTTGCTAGAGCGGCTATCATAACTGATAGGCATGCTCGGGTGCTGTTCCTTCAGCAGATCGTTTTTGACAGCATCATCACGTTCCTTAGCTCTCTCGCTATAGTACTTCTGACGTGCTTCGGCGACCTCATTCGGTATCCTTGCCAGCAAAAGGCCTCCAACTCCGATCACTCCCTTATGTTTGCCGTCTTCTACGACTGGGTAACCTGAATTCTTGTACTCTGAAGCCATTACTAATTCATATCCTGATCTTAATTTACCAGCGATATTTTTAGTATCATCAAAGCCTAAACTTTCAGCCCTTACCCATCTGTGTCGAAATCCATCCGGCGCAGGTGGTGCATCTAAAGATGA